GTTTCTTGGATTTGGGTGACGAACAAGCGGAAGAACTTGCTGCTTATTCTTTGGAACTTGTGACGCAAATCGTAGAGCCGTATGAAGATGTTTGATTATGAGTGTTCAAGCGATTTCTTGGGTTCTTGAACATTCCAAATCCTCAAATACTGCTCGCTGCGTTCTGATCTCTATTGCCAATCACATGGGCGGCGATGGTTCGGGTTGGGTGTATGTGGACAGGATTTGTCGTGAGGCAAACTGTTCTTTGAATTCGTATCATCGTGCAGTGCAGTGGGCTGTAGAGAACGGCGAACTGGAACGGGTGTCCCATTCTGGTGGCAGTGAACGTGTGCATGTCCGACATCGCCCGAACATGTTTCGGTTTCCGTTTCTTGAAGAGCGACCTACTCAGATTGGGGGGGAGGGAGGTACTCAGTTTGGGGACCACCCTCCTACCCAAAATGGGGAGGTCAATATAGGAGCCGTCAGTAGAGCCGTCAGTAGAGCCTCTAATGACGGGGATGTTCGTAAAGTTTTTGTTGCTTGGTGCGAGGCAACTGGTAGAAACGAAAGTCGGGTGAAGTTAACTAAGGAGCGTTTGGGGAAGATCAAGGCCCGTTTGCAGGAGGGCTACACAGTGGAAGATCTCATTGATGCTGTGAAGGGTGTCACTTTGTCCAGTTTTCATATGGGCGATAACGATCAGAAGCAGCGTTACGACGATCTGACTACTGTTCTTCGAACTGGTTCTCAGGTGGAGAAGTTCAGCAGTTTGTGGAGGAACCCTCCGACTTCAGGGCCTTCTTCTCCTAAGGCTTTTGATGTGATCAGATCTGTCATAGGTGAACAGGAGCAGCAGTATGAACTCTCGTGAGGTTGGTGAGATTCTGGGTTACCTGTCGGCCGCTTGGCCTAAGTACGAATTGTTTCCGGAGACGGTCAAGGTTTGGATCGACCAGTTTTCTGAGACGGATTTTGAGGTTGCTCAGAAGGCGGCGAGGAAGGTTGTCGCTGAAGACAACTGGTTTCCATCTGTTTCTAGATTTATCGGAATTTGTAAAACTGAGTCTAGAATGTCCGAAAGGCCGCTAGGCTGCGATCACTGCGATAACGGTTTCGTTATCTCGGAAAGCGGAGTTGCGAGTTTCTGCGGATTTTGTAGGCAAGCGCCTAGGAGTATCCACAGGCCGCGGGTTCGTGAACTGCATTCCCCTCAGGGCAACTGGGAGGAATGTTTAGAACAAACCAGAAAGAAACTTAAGGAGACGAAATGATGCAGATGACACAGGAAGTCCTGATTGAGCAGTTGGCTGACAGCGTTGCTGCGACGATGTTGGTCCTAAAGCGAATTCAGCGTGATGGTGACGATTCCATTTCTGTCGGCAATGCCATTGAGGTCGCTGAGAACGCTCTGGAGCAATACTTCGTTTGGGAAGGCAAGCAGATCGGTGTTATTGACTGATCATGCCTCGCATTAACAATCTCTCACCGCTATCCGTTTACCCGGGTTCCAAACGCAAAGTAGTTGATCTGATTTGGGAACGATTCGGAACTGTTAATCGTTATGTCGAATCTTTCCTAGGCTCAGGTGCAGTTTGGCTAGGACGGCCCGGAGAAAATCTGAACGGATACGGTGAGATTGTTAATGATCGATCAGGTTTGATTGTTAATGTTTGGCGTTCAATGGTTCAAGATCCAGAGCAGTTAGCAACGATTGTTGATTGGCCGGGAACAACCAATGATTTGGAAGCAAGGCAAAAGGCTTGTTTTAACGCCGCCGAAGGTTTGTCGCAAAAGTTGGAAGAAGACCCAACTTATTGCGATGTTCAACTTGCCGCATGGACTGTTTACGGTTTGAGTTGGGCTACGCACGCAAGATCTTTTATGAACGATGGCCATTGTCGTGTTGGACGACCTTCTGCTACACCTGCTGGGGCGCACGCGGTTAGCAGGCCACCTATGCACGAATGGTTTGCAGAAATTAAAGAGCGCACCAAAAAGGCCGTCATTCTTTGCGACGACTGGAAAAAGTCTGTGACGCCAGCGTTGTTACACAGCGGCAAGAACGACATTTGCGCTGTTTTCCTTGATCCTCCTTATGGGGAAGATCGACGCACGAACCTTTATCAGGTTGATTCAAAAACTGTTTACATGGAAGTTCTTGAATGGGCCATCGCAAACGCTGAGAACAACCGCATCAGGATTTGTGTGGCAGGTTATGACGGCGAACATAACGTTTTAGAGGAAATGGGTTGGGAAGTTCTTGCTTGGTCTTCTGCCCAAGGCGGAGAAAGTCGCCACAAGGAACGTTTGTGGTTTTCCCCTTCTTGCATTAATGCCTCGGCAGGAGGCTTGTTTGATGGGTGAAGAGGAACAACTTCCTTATCAGGGGCCTCAAAAAGGTGCCTGTGAGGGCAACACTGCAAAATGTAGTCGTGACGACTGTCCCCTATTTGGCACTTTGCTAAAACCCAATAAAGACGGCAAGCGCCGCATTCGTGGATGTGGAGATGCTGTTGCTAGGGGAAAGCGCGCTAGGACTAAAGGCAAACGGGCGCAGCGTAAGGTCGCCAACAAGTTGGGCATTCCTTCCGGAATCGACGGGGGGAACGAAGAGACTTGGCGTTCTTCTTTGAGGATCGAAGTTAAGGAAGGCAAGCAGGTTCAGGCTGCTGTTACTGCCTTTCGTAGGACAAGAGATCAATCAGAATTGGCGCGCCCTATAGGCGACAACAGACCTTTCATGGGTGTTGTCGTTCATGAAGGTCTTGAAGTGTGCTTGATTGCTTTGGATGATTTGCATACGGTCGCTGCACACGTTTTGTTGCAAGATTGATTCTGGGGGAATGTGGGGAGATGCATGAATGGATGGAAAGGGCGGCGTGCAAAAATTCAGATCCCGACGATTGGTTCCCTTTGGAATATTCCATGCGTCACGAAAACAACATGACGCGAATTTGTATTGAGCAATGCGAAGTTCAGGAACAATGCCTTGAATACGCATTGGTGTCCAAAGAAACGCTCGGGATTTGGGGTGGCTTCAGTCCTGCTGAACTTAAAGGCATCAGGACAAAACGGTACAGCAGATGTTGTAAATGTGGTCAGAGATGGCCGAAGGCACGCTTGACGTATGAAACAACGTGTAGACCTTGCAAGATCAAAGAAATGGACGAAAGGGACGCGAGGAAAAGAAAATGATAATCATTCTCATTTTTGCCATGCTGTTTGTATCGGTTGCGGCGTTTTTGCTGGGTCAAAGTTTTTTCGCTGAATACATTGAGGCAGTCGAATGGAACCGCGAATCACTTAATTCCATGTTGATTTCAAGTCTGCTTTTTGCTGTTTCTGGGCTTTCGTTCTTGGGTGCAGTTCTATACTCAATTAGTTTTATGCTGTAGAATCTTAGTATGAGCGCAGGAAAACTCAACGATAAAGTCCATGAGGCGATTGTTGAATCGGTTCGCCACGGGTCCTACATAACTGTTGCCGCCCAAAGCGCAGGCATCAACGTGACCACATTTCGCAATTGGCTGGAACGTGGAGAAATGGAGGAGGCGCGAATCGCCGAAGGGTTTGACGCCGATCCTAACGAAGCCAAATATCTTGCTTTTAAACGAGACGTGGATTCAGCAAGGTCGCAGGCAGAGATTGAATCTGTCAAGGCAGTGAGAATGGCTTCTCGAAACGGTACTTGGCAGGCAGCGGCGTGGTATCTTGAACGCAGTTTCCCCCAGCGTTGGGGCAGGAACCGCATCGAAGAGATCATCGAAGAAAAGGAAGAAGCCGATCCAGATCTTGCGTTGACAAAACTTCTCGCAAAACTGGAATCGCTAGACAACAGCAATGAGCATTAGTCCTGCACAAAAAATTGCACTTCTTTCTCCAGAAGAGAAACTCCAACTTCTAAATGAATTGTCTGACGAAGAACGTCAGGCCCTAGAAGATTACTGGCCCTTTTGGGCGCGTGAAGAGCAATTGCCTCCAGAAGGCTCTTGGTCTGTTTGGCTTTTCATGGCAGGTCGTGGTGCTGGCAAAACTCGTTCTGGTGCTGAATGGGTCAAACATCGATGCTCAACTTTGGACGTTCCGGGTGGAGTTCCTCGTGGTGCTTTGGTTGCACCAACACTTGAAAACGTCAGATTGGTTATGGTGGAAGGCGAGTCAGGTCTTCTGCGCGTTTTGCCGCCGTCCATGCTGGTGAACGGTTCGGTAGAAGATTCTTGGAACCGTGTTGCTTGCGAATTGACGTTGGCGAACGGTGCAAAGATGAAGGGATTCAGCGCTGAGAAGGCGGCTAGGTTGCGCGGCCCGCAGCACCACTTTGTTTGGTTGGACGAACCAGCAGAGTTCCGTGACGCTCATCTTGGCCTTAAAGAAGACACTACTTTTGCTATGGCTTTGATTGGTTGTCGTTTGCCTCCAGATCCTCGTTTGATGGCTACGGGTACACCAAAGAACGTTCGTTTAATTCATGATCTTTTGGGTGACTCTGGGACTGTGGTTACTAGAGGAACCACTTACGACAATCTGATTAACCTTGGTTCTGAATATCGTCAACGAATCCTTGAACGCTACGAGGGGACGAGGCTGGGTCGTCAGGAATTGATGGCTGAACTTTTGACAGACGCAGGAGCGGTTTTTACGCGTTCTTGGTTTCCTCAAACGACTGTTCCCCTTCAGGGTCCTAGCGTGAAAAGGATTCGTGCTTGGGACTTGGCTGCGACAGAACCATCGGACGGCAATCCTGATCCTGACTGGACGGTTGGCGCTATGGTCGCTTGGGATCCTCTGAAAATGGTTGAGGGTTCAGAAGTGCCGGGTGTGTTGCAAATCCAAGACATTGCCCGTTGGAGATTGGGTCCGGGTGCAACACAGGACAAAGTTTTGCGCCATACAAAAGTTGATGCCTTGCCGCGTGTCCTCATTGAAAAAGAACCGGGTTCTGCTGGCAAGTCGTTGATTTCCGCTTATGGAAGAGCGATGTCAGGTCTGGCCAGAGTTGAAGGCATCGCCCCTAGCGGAGATAAGCAGACGAGGGCGGAGGTCTGGTCGCTTTTGGCCGAGCAGGGGCGTGTCACCGTTTTGGAAGGTGACTGGATTCCAGATTTTTACAACGAGTTGGAAGAATTCCCTATGGGTGCGCACGATGACCAAATCGACGCTGTTTCTTTGGCGGCGGCTTGGTTGACAGGTAGACGTGCTGCTCGGAGACGCCAAAAGGTTCCTGCTTCGAAACTTCAATTAGGAAAAACTCGCATCTCCAGTAAACCAATTGCTAGATTGCGCTAGAATCTAACCATGACTACAATTAACGGTTGTACAGTTACTTCTGAAGACGGTTCTGTTATTTTCAAGCGTCAAAGGGTTGCTGTCGAAGATGGTGGAAGATTCACGTCTGTTGATCGCAGGACAGGGCGTGTCCGTTTGGATGCGTCGAATGCTTCCTTGGAAAAGACTGGAAAGAATCGTTGGGTTCTTTCTTCCCCTGAAGGGAATTTTGTGATTACGAAATCAGGGTGTGGGTGTGGCCGCTAAAGCCAAAGTTGCTGTTGTAGGCAACCCCAATTGGAAATGGAACGCTGAATCTGATTGGATCGACGCTTTTCGCAATGAGGGGCACCAAGCAAAAATTGTTGATGAGGTTCTTTCTCCAAAAGACATTCTCGCTTCTGTAAAGGATTGCGACGTTGTTTTGTGGATCTCATCTAGGGGCAATCACACCAAAGAATTTGTCAGGGACATTTCTTCCAAGAGGCGCACGGTTGCTTGGCACGCCGATTTGTTTTGGGGTTTGAGCCGTCCCAATTGGCAGGATTCCTGTATGTGGGCCTGCGATTTGGTTTTTACCGCCGATGGGGGTCACGAAAAAGAATGGGAAGAAATGGGCGTGAACCATTTCTGGATGCTTCCCGCCGTGAGAGAAGTCTGGACGAAATCCAACGGCATCCTTAAACAGAAATTTGATTGCGATGTTGCTTTTGTTGGCAACGATGGTCGTTCCTATCACAAGGAATGGCCTTATCGTTCAGAATTGATTTCTGCTTTGAGGGACATGTGTCTGAAAAACGGTTGGAGTTTCAGAAACCCGGGTGGTTCTTCTCCTAGGGTGGAACGCAACCGCCAAATGAATGATTTTTATAGATCTGCCCGCGTCACTGTTGGGGATAGCCTTTGTCTAGATTATGACAAATCTCTATATTGGTCGGATCGTGTCTACGAAGCGTGTGGTAGGCGAGGTTTTCTGATCATGCCCCACATTGACGCCCTAGAGGCCCAAAGCGAAAATAGAGTCCCTTCCTACCAGTGGGGGGACTGGAACGGCTTAGAGAGCAAAATAGGGGCCTTTCTGGGCAATCCTGACGAACGTTCTACGATTAGCGGGAACTGCCGTGCTTGGGTGGCGGAAAACCATACCTATAATCATCGTGTGCGTTCTTTGTTGGCGATGCTGCCTTAACAACGTGAAATAGGAATTTGGGGAAACAAATGCGGCTAGGAATGCTCGTCAGGGACGACAACGGCGGATTGGGAAATCTTACCTATGACGCTTTTTCTAATTTGAGGCCAGACGTTACTGTCATAGTTCAGTCACGACCCTGTAGGGGAGAACCAAGACCCCACCTGTTCGAAGAAGCATGGACAGAAACAATCTGTGTCGAAAACCCAATTACTGACGCCCAGTGGGAGACAATCGCCCCTAAAGCAGACATTTGGTGGACAGCAGAAACTTGGTACAACGACAACGCAGAATCAATTATTAAAAAGGCTGGAGGGAAAACCGTTCTTTATGCGATGCCAGAACTGTTTTCTGGTTCGTCAGCAGATCAAATTTGGAACCCAACCCAATATCTTCAAAACAGGCTTCCCCTTAATTCCAAAGTCGTTCCTTGGCCAACATCACCGCCAGAAAATTGGTTCCCTAAAACCAAAGTATCCAAAATCCTCCATATCTCAGGCGGCGCACAATACGACCGAAACGGGACAGAGATCTTTCTTGATTCTTTGCAATACGTTGAAGGTGAATGCGAAATTATTCTTCATCAACCCGATGGAAAGAATCTCACCACGAATCTTCATCGCAGGAAATTCGCAAAAGGAATCAAGATCAACCACAGCACGGACTACGAAAAGTCTCTCAACTCTTACATGAGATGGGCAGACGCGCTTGTCCTACCTCGTCGTTACGCCGGTCTTTGTCTCCCAGCATTTGAAGCGTTCGGCTATGGATGCCTTGTGGCAATGCCTGAAGTTGATCCGCAGGCGTTTTGGCCCATCATTGGTTTTCAGGCGATAAAGGAACGTCCTCGCTTGATGAAGGGTGGGAAAATCCCCATGTGGAACATGGAACCCTTTGTTCTCGCCAAACAAATAAATGTCATGCTTGAATGGGACGTTCCAACAGTCGTAAGGCTCTCAGAGGAAGGGCGAACTTGGGCTGAAAAGAACTCTTGGGAAAACCTTCTTGAAACATGGAAGACGGCTTTCCAGAATGTTTAGATACCGGGATAAAACGCTTCGACATTTTTGGCATCCGTACAACTGGACCCACACAAACGAGAGGCAAGTAGAACTTCCCGTTGTTTTTGATTGGTTGAGCAGGCGTTCGGGTTCAGGGCTTGAAGTAGGAAACGTAACGCCCAACTACATTTCAACAAACCATCATGTAATCGACATTGTTGAAAAGCATGATCACGTTGATAACACAAATCTATTCGATATTGAAGGAACTTACGATTGGATTCTGGCAATCTCAACAATTGAACATGTTGGATGGGACAACGAAATAGGTAAGCGAAATCCGTTTGAAGCCATTTGTCATCTGCTTTCACTACTCGCTCCAAATGGGTCCATGATGGTTACCGTCCCCGTTGGCTACAACTGGACGTTGGATCAAGACCTAACAGAGGGGACTGGTGCAGATAGATGGGGTTGCGTTTATCGCAGTCAAGGAGAATGGGAATACAAAGAAGGCTTCAAATGGGAGCCGTACACAATTGGGGCTTGCTCCGTGTGGTTTGGTGAATGGGGACCAGAATGAAAGTCAATTTGGGTTGCGGGAAAGACATTAAAAAGAACTGGGTTAACTGCGATCAGCATCCCCTAGAGGGCGTAAACGTCGTAATGAACCTTGACGAGTTCCCATGGCCGTTCGAAGACTCGTCCGTTGACGAAATCTTTGCTTCCCACGTATTCGAACATGTTGGCAAACCAATTGAGTTCGTTTTGGAGTGTTGGAGAATCCTGAAAAAGGGGGGTAAGGCAACCATTGTTTGTCCTCACTGGACTTCAGAAAACGCCTTTACCGATCCGACACACGTTAGATTCGTGACAGATCGCACCTTTGATTACTGGTGTGAAGGAGAAATGTTGAACGGGCCTTTGGGGGCACAGTTCCTAGGCGACACATTTAAATTCAGAAAACAAAATGTTCGTCGCAACGGAGGCGACATCATCTTTTTCCTCAGGAAAATTTGAAATGAAGATTCACGCTCTTGCTTCCTTCAAACACTACATCGACCATATAGCCCCAATCTGGCGTTCGCTTGATCCTGACCTCACGGGAAATTTCGTAGTTAACAATTTGGCGATGAGCAGGTACGCGGAATCCCTAGGGATCTACGCCCAACCCATGAAGCAGGCAGGTCGCCTCAACTTTGCCCTCAGGACACAAGACCCAATTTTGGTTGCTGGTTATACCGACCTTCAAAAGGTCCACAAGCGCCCCATCGTTTTTATCGAACACGGGGCGGGACAAACATACATTAGGAATGATGGCAGCATCCACGGCGGATACTCGGGTGGAGTCAACAGGGACAAGATTGGCTTCTACGTTTGCCCCAACGAAACGGTCTTGCAACGCAACTTGAAGGCTTATCCTGATGCACAAGGCATCGCTGTTGGAAGTCCCCGCTTAGATGATCTGTCTTTCGAACGAAAACTGGCAGCGCCTAGAAACGAACTAAACATAGGCATTGCTTTCCACTGGGATTGCAACATCGCTCCAGAGGCAGGCTCAGCGTTCTCCGACTTCTATTACAAGATTCCAGAATTTGTGAAATACGCCCAGACATGCGGAATGAACATTGTGGGGCACGGCCATCCTCGTGCATGGTCCTATCTTTACGGTTGGTGGAAGGACCAAAAAGTCAGAACTGAATCTGACTGGTTGAAGGTGAGTTCAGAAATCGATTTGCTTATCATCGACAACAGTTCCATTCTTTTTGAAGCGGCGGCATTGGACATTCCGGTTGTTTTGATGGAATCAAGCAAGTGGCGTAAGAACGTTCATCACGGACTGAGATTCTGGGATTACGCAGATATAGGGCCGTCAGTCACCAAAGACGACGATCTTGGCGAAGCGATATCTGAAGCGTTCCACAAAAAATACGCAAAACGCAGAAAAGAAGCCTCGTCTGCCGTGTATGCATGTCCGCCAATGCTGGATAGAATGTACCAATACTCATCCACTCAGGATAGGTTGTCCTCGCGCAGAGCCGCTGCCGAGATCATTCATTGGTGTCAGAAAGGAAAACGTTAGTGGGAAACTGCGGGCAGATGAAGGGATACAACTCAGGTTGCCGTTGCGAAGAATGCACAGAAGCAAACCGTGTATACATGAGGGCCTACAGGGAACGTCAAAGAAAAGACTTTGACAAGGCTGTTATCAACTTTGAGAGTATCGACGAAGGAGATACTTCTTGGGTTAAGTTTGCGGCTTGCCAAAAAGAGGATACAGAAACCTTTTTCCCTCAACGGGGAGATTGGAAAATGGTCCAAAAAGCATTAGACATTTGTAAAACCTGCACAGTTGTCGATGATTGTTTGGCTTATGCTCTTCGAACAGATCAGACGGTAGGTGTGTGGGGAGGAAAATCAGGAAGGGAACGTAGGGCCATGTCAGTTCTTATGAGGGAAACAGCATGAACTTGAACGATGATAGATCCTTGATGAGGGCTGCCTATTTGCAGGCTGCGACATCCCCAGACGTATCCACTCAAAATGGTGCTGTTCTAGTCGCTTGGGACGGAAGTGTTGTTTTTGGATGCAACAGTCTCCCCATGGGCGTTAGCCCAACGGAAGCACGATTGCAGGGAAGCGCCAAATACGACTGGACTGTTCACGCAGAACACGCCGTTCTTCTTCACGCGGCATCGCAAGGGGTTTCCACATTTGGGGCAACCGTATACGCCCCTTGGTTTGCCTGTGTTCGATGCGCTGTTTCCATGATCCATTCTGGAGTAACACGCGTTGTGGGACACGCCTCTTACCATCATGCAGCAGCATCACTCAATTCAAAATGGAACGATTCCATCGAAATGGGAATTGACGCGCTGCAAGAAGCGGGAGTGGTGACCGAGTGGCTAGAAGGTCCCATCGAATACGCCCCACCTGTTCTTGTGGCAGGACGACTCTTTGATCCATGTCTGTAGGAGAAATGAATCAAAACGGCGAAGAAATGCGCAGGCTTTCATCCTTAATCGATGACGCCCTTGAAGAATTGAAACGGTTTGCTGTAGATCTGGCAGAATCAGAAAACCGTTATCGGCACAGCAGAAGCAAAGCATGGGGAATGGTTTCCAAAACCACCGATGACGGTGTGAAAAGGCTTGCAGCAGAAATAGAAGCCGAGGTTGACGAACTGACAGCAGATCTCAGATTCGCACGAGATCGTGCAGATTACCTTAGGCAAGTTGCTCTAGAGGCTGTTCGATCACGCAGGCAGCAATTGTCGGCTTGGCAGTCGTGGGTCGCCGCCGAACGCGCAGAAGCAGAGTTTGTGAGAACGTCCCCATGAACACTTTTATCATCGACGCGCTAGCCGTTTACAGGCTTACCAGACTGGCGACAAGAGACACCATCACAGAGCAAATCAGAGAAGTAATCGCCAGCGAATTAGACACGGCGCAAACATCTGGTTTAATAAGCAAAAACACCAGAGAAAAAATTGATTACCTTATGTCCTGCGATTGGTGCATGTCCATTTGGATCGCAGCAGTAGTAGTGGCATTAAAAAAATACGTGCCTGACGTGTGGAATAACCTAAGGTACGTTTTGGCAACGTCAGCAGTAACAGGTTTGATTGCGAGCAACGAATAATGCCCGGACCAAGACCAACAGCACCACTAGGAACAGTAAGTAGTTACAAGAGGGCCATCAGAAACGGCCTTCAACCAACCCCAGCCTGCAAAGCGGCATGGGCCGCATATCACAGAGATCTTTACCGCCGCCGCAAAATGCGTGCAACGCTACTCACGCAAGCCAATTCGGTCAGTTCCGAGAGCAGTCGTCAGGCGAGCGATTGAATTTTCAAGATGCCGAACATTGTTCGACTCTTCCAACATATGATTTCTAAGATCCGTGGACAACGAATTCAAATCGTTTTGAATTTCGGTTAACGCTTTTTCAAGGTCGGAAACACGATCAAAAAGTTTCAAAAGAGCGCGAATGCCACCCACCACCATGGAGAACATCGCGGCATAAGTCGCCACGACAAGCGGATGAGACCAAATATCTTCCATGACTATTACCCGGTCTTAACCCACTGCGTATTGCGAATCTTCTGAGCGCCGAACTCTGCGTTAGGGAAATCGCCCCTAAACGGAACACCGGCCGCTTGATACGCCTTAACATCTTCCTGATTCTTCAAACCTGTGCGCCAAGGCCCTGTCCAAAACAGCCAAATAGACCCGTCCTTGGGGTCACGCCACATTTCTACAGGCTTCATCTCATCGTCCTCGGGACTAGGTGGATTTACATTTTCCAGAATACCGCGGATCAACATGTTCTCTAGTTGACCTCGCTGAGGATGCTTTGTCCAAGCATCGCTGCGGTTATACGGCTGGGCATCGCCGTGAGTTGTCATGCCAGCAGCAAATAGTGTTTGTTGTGGTGGAATGAATCTTGCTGCGGCCACTGGGTCGAAACCGTTTCGTTTCCAAAACGCATAGATTTCGTTTGCGGCGCGCTTAATCGCTGCTTGTGTCCAAGCGTTAGCAACGTCAAGATCGGTGCTTTTGCAAGCAAGGGAAATACCCCAAGTGCGACTATTGAAATCCTTTACCTCACAATGAAACGCCGTGTAAGTATCCGGCATCAAAGCAACTGTCGAATCGGAGTCAACGATCACATGGTACGAGCCGTGTTCGGTGCGTCGGGCGATGTAAGCGGCAACGTTTTCTGCCCCGGTGTCAGGCCCCACGTTGTCCATAATGGATTCGGTGGTGTGAACTAGAACTCCACCTGTCATGGGGTTGATGCGTGAGGGGTGGAATTGTTGGATCGCCGGTGGATGATCAAGGAGATAATACTGCATCTGACAATTCTACCGTTGGACCAGCATCCGTGATTACCGCTTCAAACCATCCGGTATATGAAACATCTGCAGTGGGATACAGGTATACGTCTAGGGTTTCAAAACTTGTTTCTTCCGGCTCAAGAATTCGGAAAGAGGTCACCGTCGCAAAACTTGTAGGACCACCGGGGCTGATGCCAACAAAAAAATCTTCACTTCCGGGCAATATAAGCCCTTCGGCATTTTCATTGTAAATAGCACCATATACCCATGAAGGATCAGCAGGAGATCCAGCAACAAGTGTCAAAGTGAAATCAATTCGATAAAGACGACCAAAGCAAAAAGTTGCGCTCAATTGTGCTTGCGATGTCAAGTCCTCTGCCTCAAAGGGATTTTCTTCACCGTATACTCTGCGCGTTCTTGCAATGATTTGACCAGCGTCAGCAAAGCGGGCAATTGTTCCGATGATATAAATTCCTCGTGGTGGATCGAACAGGACCATTACTCGGTCCCCTTCGCTCAAATCGGCAAAAAGCATGGATGCCTCAACAGAACTATTCTCAGGGTCGCCGTCCATTAGCAATGTCGCCGTTCTGCGATTTTCTGCGACGGTCACAATTGTCCCCGGCAAAACTGAAGTCGTGCTTGCCGGTCGCGCTTCTATCGACTGCACCAACAGTCGAACGTCATCCACATTCATTATTAAATCCTTAATTCAGAAGCAACGCGATGCGACATAACGCCGCCAATTGTCATATCGAAATCCCATGACATTTCTCTATAAATGACATTGTTCACAGAAACCAAATCAAAACAATCGTGATTTGGGTTTGGAACTGCCCCAAAGGAAATCGTCTGATATCCAGCAACCGCTGTATTGGCAATCAATTGAACTAGGCGTTGAGCCTGTGCAACGCTTTCAATACCTTGTTCTCGGATGATTTGAGCAATTCTGCGGCCATTGCGTTTAAACAAACTATTGGGAGCATTTACCGGAATTTCTGCAGTGGCGATAATTGGGGCATCTGTCGCCCCCGATCCAACAACAACAAAAACATTTGGCGCATCCAAATAATCTGAATCTTCTACACGAGTGTCGTAAAGAATATTTGTTGAATCGTAAAAAGCGGCGGGTTGTGCATCATCTGGAAGTAGTGGCCTCAGTTGCAAAATACCGTTTCTGTCGAAATGGGGAGGAAGGAACCCCGCCAAAGAACAGAAGCCGTTCAAAGCCGTTGCAAAAGTTGTTCCAACTTGATAGGCAACGGGTTCACCGAATATTTCGCCGGTCGGTTCAATCATTCTGCGCTCAATACCAGCAGCATCACAAACACGCTCTAAGGCATCGGAAACTGATTCTGCGCTGCGACCAGAAAGATTGTAAGGAGAGGGAGTGGCCAAAAACGATCCTCCGTCCACCAGATATGGTTCAACCGGTGCCCTCAAATTGTTTGCTAGGTATCGTGCGGGGTCGGAGGCAATGGAAAACATTCCCAGACGCAAAGAAGTTCCATCAGAACGACGAAAAATTGGTACAAGCCAATCATTCAATTTATCTAATTGATTCCAATCAGAAATTTCAAATTGAGTTCCGCGAACAACTCTCTGAATAGTTGCGTTAGCGTCCCAAGACAGTGTTCCACCACTACCCAAAATTGTTCCAATTAAAGCACCGGAACTGTCAGCGACGGCCCATTCAACAGCGAAAGCAGTCATGATGACGGTACAAACGGGGCCGGAGGCTCAGGCGGAGAAACAGCGGGAGCCAAAAGGGAAAGTAGTTCAAGGGAAATAAGTGTTCCGTCGCCAGAATCAAATACAGGCACCGGATAAGGCGTTCGTGTGAGTTCCTTGATCGTCGTTTGAATCCGATATTGACTTCCGGGTTCGGTATCTACGCCTGTAGGTGTTTGAATGCTGGCAAACCAACGATTTCCGTTGTTGTCAGTTACGCACACATACGCCAAACGCAAAAGATCATCAATAAGGTCGGCAACGATTCTTTTATTACCCGTTAGGAACAAAAGTCTGTCAAATACTCTACGTCCCAAATTGTCCAACGTAGAACTTTCTACTGTTCCTCCAGCGGCACCCGCGGCAGCCAGAAGGAAATCGACGGAGAATTCGTCCAATCGATCAGTCAAACCTCTTGCTTCAACTGATCCGTCTGTTCCTTCAAATTCGTAATAGGACACGGTTTCCAAGAAGTTATAAGAACGAACACCTACATCATCAAACCACACATTAAAAATTGGAAGTTGATTGGTTGAAAGGAAATAACCGCATCTTCCATCAACGGGGATTGAAACTTCGACCTCGTTAGACCAAGCAGAATTGAAATCTATATCGCTGACCAAACGAATGCGATATGTGTTCAAAGAATCGCCTAGCGCTCCGCGGTTGGCTTCATAATCCATGATGCTGTACGTTTCGGCCGTGCCATCAACATACGCGTAATAGATGGTCTGCCAATCACTGTCCCAAGTCGAATCAACAACAGTTGTTTTACGTTGAATCTCGTAATATCCAAGACCCGAACAGGCATCGGGGCTTACTTGCCCATCCCAACTCAATAGAACAGATGGACCGTAAACGCCAGTGTCGAAATCAACATAAGTTGCTGTGAAACCTGACGGCGTTTCCGGCGTGGCACCAATAACCACTGAAACATCAGCATCTTCTCGAACAATCCACGGATCCTGCGGAAGTGTTTCGGTCGGGTCACCACCAGAGGCGCAATCAATAATTCCGCCAAAAGTTGTGTATTCCATTTCGGTGGACGTTGGGGAGACAACATCCTGCCGCGTAACGCCAGTATTCAACGTTAAAACCTGCCAACCGTTCGATCCACCCCCATACACGACAAACATGATGGTGTGTTGAGTTTCGCTTTCATTCCACCCGTCTTGCGTCAATGGCAAATCAAATTTCTGCCAAGTTCCGGGGTATTCCAAATCGTTCGGTCGGATAATTGTTGAAGTTGCTTCTAGCGTGTAAGAGGAATCAACAACGTAAACAACCATGAAACTATCCGGCTGAGATTCATTGCTTGATTTGGCCCAAAACCTGATTCGATAATCAACGTCTGAATCTGCGGTGAAGGAAACCGTTTGCCACAATTGAGGGCGATCCGGATCACGCACAACGCCAAGTTCGCCGTCACCATCAGTTATATATGCATAAGGCTGGCTGTCCGTCAAAAAATAACCAGAAACACCGTCATCAAAAAGAACTGTTGGCGCGTAATTTATTTCAGTTCCAACATTGCGAGGAATATCATGCAAAAATTCTGGCACAGTTTCATAAATGCCATTTTGCGTTCCTTGGCCGCCGCCCAAAGCCCGCACAGATAATCCTTGTGTGGACAAAGCGGGACGGCGATCAACCGTTTGTTGCTGGTAAATGCGCTGATTGAACAAATACTTTTCATTGCCAGTAGCCGTCCAAGAACCACCGGCAATTGTTTCAACAGACCATTCGTTCCAACCGAAAACTTGTTGAGGCGAAACACGAATGGCTTCTGCAACACGCGTTTCGGTTACATGCTCAACGTCTGCCCATGCCTCATAAATTGCCCCCCCTGTTACTTTCCTTATTTCTACCCCGTTCGCACCACCCGGACGGGACATAAGCCACATAACAGCATTGTCCTGAATCGTGCTGTTGAAATCTTCCAATTCAGAAGTCGTCCACGAACGACCCGTAATTGGGTTTTGATACCAAGTGTAAGAAACAACCTGCGGAGTAATTGGCATAATTTGTGCTTGACCCAACACAATTTGCCCATTCATAGAAATCGCTGGACGGATCCTATATGGAACGTCCCATTCCCCGCCGATGGCACCCGGATCAATATAACGCTGACACAAGCACGCTACCGTCAAACCAATAATACGGTCTGTTCCAACATTTGATTCCAAATCGTCAACGTGGAATGCCCACTGAGAATAAAGCGAATCGTAAGAGCGGTCTGGGGAAGGATCGGGAATAGTTTTGAACCACGGAACGAGTCCTAAAAATTGCCGATTGATTACCGGGACGGGATTTACAAAAACCGGACCAACAGTATTCACATAGCCCTGATAAATGCCGGATACCGAAGGATCGCCCAAAAGTTCGTACCATGACAATGCCGAAGGGCTGTAATCATCCATGCGTTGCTGATCGACAGACTCGACACGGCTTGGCGTCGGATACCAAGCAGCGCCTACTGGGCGGATGAAAAGCGAAGTGTCTGCGTCGGCACTGTATTGATATCTGTCAACTGTCCGATTCACCGGAGAAATATTTGCAACATCATAAATGTCAATAACGTCATAGGCATTAGGAACAGCGACCGAAGAAAAATTCCACATATTCTCAACAGTTAGTGTCGTACTGGCCTGCCATGTCCAAGAATATGAAGCCTCACCAACGCCGCCAACTGGACGATCAACCTCACGCAAAGGTGCCCATTCCAAACCAAAAGCACAATCGGTGTCAGCGTTCGGGTTCCAACTCATGCCATTCTCGCTTCCAACTGCAACACACGACGCAACTCAACAGCAGCCGCACGACCAATCTGCGCGCCCATAGCAGGATCAGCGTTGCCATTGATCGTCACAGGAACATTAACAGAAATGCTGGTATTCCCACCAGAGGCAAGAGGAACAGAATTGACTCGCTGCATCAAAGAACTCGCAGCACCAAACGCGGCTGGCGTCCCAGTTTCCAAACCGCGAGTCAAACCAGATACCAGATCCTTACCGATATTCTCCCAAACCCTAGAAGGCGAATCGGACTGCGCTTCGTCACGAGCCTTTTGTTCAGCACCAGCAATAATCTCGGCGGCGATCTGACCGACCTCTCCAGCACCGTCCCTCAGCCCACGCTTCAAACCTTCGATCAAAGCGTCACCCAAATACCAGCCGGTCATATCTGCTTCGTCGCTGTAATTCTCAACAACGAAAGTGAACGCATTGACAACCTCATCACCAATAACAGTTCTGGAATTGAAGACGCCTCGCCCTATACCAGTTGCAATAATGAATCCAACGTAAGCGGGAGCAAAAATTAGATTTGACGCCAAGAAAAGAAGAGCAGAGTTAATGGTCTGCAACATGTCATCTTGGGCTTCGGTAATTTCCAGATTGAAAGTATTGACAAATCGTTGACCAAGCAATCCACCTTGCAACCCCGAATTGGGAAGAGCGGAACTTCCAATCACAGAAAGTTGGAAAATCAAGTTAGCGGCAACATTTGTTGCCCCAGAAGTGATAGCCCCGTTAATGGCAGCCAAAAGGGCTGTAGCGGCTTCCGTGCCTGCCTGAGGAGCAGCACCCGCGACTCCGCCAGTAATGCCCTTCGCCCATTCCTGACCTGCCTCAGTTACACCACCAGCAATTGCACCAGTCGCATTAGTTGTCCACGCATTACCAGCGTCCGTTGCGCCAGTAGCAACGCCATCAACAATTGCAGGAAGGGTCGTTTCTACTTCTTGAAGAGCGGCAGCCAAATCTTCCCGAGTGATAGAACCAAAAGGTGCTTTATCCCTAAGAATTTGGGCGAGGGCTTCATAATTACCGGCGTACAAACCTCTCTGTTGAAGGAAAGAAATTTTTGCTGCGACCTCAGCCTCAACTCTGGCGGCAGCCTCCAACAAAAGCATCTGCCTCAAATGTGCATCCAAGGCTGCTTCATCTCCACCGTAAGCATTCAACAAGATCGCTGTACGTTCAGCACCGACCTGCGTAGCAACAGTCAAAATGCCAGTTTTGTTTTCCTGTGCCAAACGGACAAGCGTTGTTGACCAGTTGCGGGTATCTTCCAGATTCTTTTCAAGATCGGCTGCAATCTGATCGAAAGAGCCTCCCTCTTCCTGCCCAAGATTTTGAAATGCTTCAGTAACAGACGGAACGTTATTCAAAACTGTGGAAGTGAAGTCTTCAATGGCGGCAGTTACTTCTTCAATAGTTTTCTTAGCCTGCTCTTCTGTCAAACTTGAATTAAGAAGTGCTTCAGCAAAATTGTCTTGAGTTGTAATCCCCAAAGCAACTTCAAGACTTAATTCTTTTTGTGCTTCCGCCAACGCCCTCAAATCGGCTGCGGCTTTACCGCTTTGAATGTCAGCCTTTTTTTGAATCTCTTCCTGTCTTGCTACTTCATCATTGGCGAGTCGCAACAAGTACGTGTAATCAATGATCCCATCGTTACTGCTAGCCCTTGCAATCGCTTGTTGTTTCCATTCTTCCGACAACTTGCCAGAAGCAGCAATCTGCTCGTATTGCAATTGAACGCTCTTTTGAGCGTTTTGACTTTGACGCTCCAATTCGTCGGCAACCAAATTGGCGGCACCTGCCGTGTTTCTGTTATTGAACGCATACAACAACGTTGCCTCGTCCAAATTTTTGATTGCGTCAGCAGTAAGAGCGATTCTTTCTCCACCAACAGTGAAATAACCCCAATCTTGCGTATCCAGCATTGCTGTTTGAATCATGTATTGGCGGATGCCCTCAGTCCCCTGAGTAACAAACCTAGAAAAATCGTCAATGGTTACACCGACTTCACCGAGGGAACGCACAAGATCTTCATTATTCAAAACTTGATTCACGCGCACATAATCTTCAAGTTTCGAAATAAGAAGATCTACGGACATCGCTGTATCAGAAGCGACTCCAGAACCTTCTTCCAATTGTTGATTGAAATCTTTAAAACCTTCGACACTTTGATTGACATATCCAGAAAGTGTTGCGATTGCTGCACCAGCAATACCTATAACTGTCAACCATCCCTTCAAACCCTTTCCGGGTGCAAGAAGGGTCGTTAAAACACCATCAAGAAGTTTAAAGCCTCTATAGACTGCAAAAATGGCAATGAGCCAAGGGCCGATCATGTTGTCTGCGATGCCCCCGATTAGAGAGGCGATGACCGCAAGGGAGTCGGCAAAACCAATTGTTAGGAAACCTGCTAGTTCTGCAAGAACGTTCAAAGTGGGCGTTGCGGCCTCCAACAACTGCACCAAGGCATAACCGAATGCTTCAAAAGCGGGATTTGTCTCGTCAATGATCTTTGCAACAATGTCAGTGAACGTTGTAAGAATTGGTAAAAATGCCGCCACAACATTCTCTGCCAAAGGAACGACTTGTTGCGCAAAATCTCCGAATGCTGTGGTGAGTGATAGTGCAATGGGAAAAAGTTCTCTAATCAGTTCCAGTACTGGAGCAACAATCGGTGCGCCCAGTTCTTCCGTTAAGTTTGCGAAGATTTGACGGAGATTAGCGAGAGCGATAACTGGGTTGTCAAGGGCCGCATCAATATTTGTTTCGATAGAACTGCCCAATTGCTGAACCGCAAGATCTGCACCAGCAGCAGCCAATTCGAACTGATTGAAAGTATCAGTTGTGGCTTTGCCAGTCATCTGTGCAGCCCTCAACTTGATTTCTGTTGAAGTCAACGCAATGCCAGTACCCGCCAAAGCGCGACCACCGCGAGCAAAACCAGTGGACAGACGATTAGCGATGTCAGCCAATTCCCCCGCATTAGGATTCAAAGATCGGATATTTGCTGCGACGGCAAAAAGATTGCTATTCGCTTCAGCAATATCCTGTGCTGCTGCACCAGAAGACTTGCCCAACATTGCGAAACGTTGAGCGGCAAGCAAAGCGGCTTCATCATCAGAACCTAAATTCTCGGCCAATTGCTCCAACTGGATATTCAAACCAGCAGCATCAATATTGGCGATAGCGGGAGCAAGACTGCCCAAAGACCGTTGAAACCCAATAGCAACAGATTCAGACTCAACGGCGGCAGCGAAGAAAGCGGAGATCGCCGCGAACGCCGCTGTGCCAGCAGCAGCAGCACCTTTCAAACCAAAAGCAAGACCAGTAGCAACAACAGTGGTCGCACTAATCTCCTCTTTCGCTTTTTTAGCGTTTTCAGCAGTATCTCCCAAACTTTTGCTGATCGCCGCGCTTTCCGCAGATTCGCGCCCTCCAAAAACGGGTTCAGTTCCCCCTTGCACTTGTTCAGCGAAAGCCGAATACTCTTCCTTAACCAAAGAAAGATCGGCTGTCGGAGTGACAGTGAAATCCTCTTCTTCTAAAGCAGCCTTCACCTCGTCGGCGGGTTGAGTCGGATTCACGGACTCCAAGAAAATGTTGGCGATAAGTTCATCGCCACTAGCACCCTGAATTCCCTCTGAAACCGCTTCCCCTAAAGCAGACGCATCACCATCAATAGGAATCTGAATAGGATCAGGAGTAACAGAATCCAAAGAATCCTGAGTGCCTTCACGCACAGCGTCAGCATCAACATCGGTGAAAGTAAGAGAAGTTTCTTGCTCATCACCAATAGCAGCCTGAACAAGATCGCCACCCTCAACTTCAGTGAAAGCAGCCTCAATCGGCAACGCAACAGGATTCGCGGAGATCGCTTTAAGCGCATCATCCATCGCCACAAAAAACGTAGTGGCGGCATCAGTAAGGCTTTTAGCCACCTGATCAATAGCGGCTAACGCATCCTCAATACGTAGAGAGAGTTCTTCTTCAATTGCCACGTAGATGCCTAGTCAGATTAGCCGTTTCTAACGGACTCATGGGTCTAACCTCAGGAGGAGGCCCTTCCCCCTTGGAAGCAGCAACCCTCTGAGCAAGAATGTCTTGCCCATATTTTACATTAGGGGTTAGACCCTCTGGAGTGTCTGACTGCTCATATTCCCTCTCCAAACGGGAATATTCTGTGTGCCATTCTTCCAAATCCTTGGTTGCTTCCCCCAAAGACGAGGCAACAACCCACAGTTCCATGTCGTCCACCTGTACAGGTGTCCAACCAAAATTAACTGCGCAGCGGCGATATAAAAGAGCAAACCATTCGAACCATTCACCCCTCAAAAGGGTTTCAGGAGGGGCAGGCAGCCCAAAAAACTCTGGAGGGTGCCGCTCTACTACCCCCCAGAGGCCCAAGGGACCTCGCGCCAATGATTCTGAATCTTGACCATAAGGTCGGTGTTCATCATCCACGTGGGGAAATCATCCAGATCTGAAGGGGCGGGAAGATTGTCTTCGTCCCTCAAACCATCAATAACGTCTGACCACCACTGCAACGTAGCAGAAACAACAGAATCAATATCCAAATCAGAAGTCTCAGGAGACGAATCCCTCTGCTCCCGAGCGATATCAAGGAGCATCTGATTGAACTTCTTCAACTGACCAATCGTGGGGCGATTAAGGATGCGCTCAGCACCCCCAAACACCAACTTGACGCGACCATCATCAAGAAAATCGCAAACATCGGACTTGCGCTTTGCAGCCATCAATATCTCCTAAAAAGGCTCTTCGTCAACGAACTTCGGCTTACGAGCAGGGATGGAAACCTCACCCTGAACAATAGGATCCCACTTCAAAGAAGGACCAACCTCATCAGCAACAATCTCAATCTTGCTGCGCTTCTGGCCATCCTTTTCCCATGAAGACTGCTTCAAAGTGCCAGAAACAATAACACGCTGACCCTTAGTAACAGAATCCCCAATGTTTTCTGCAAGACGCCCAAAAGCAGTCACATCAAAAAACGAGGTATCGCCGTTCTCCCAAGAACCGTCAGCGGCCTTCCTGCGAGCCGTAACAGCCACAGAAAAAGAAGCAACAGCCATCTCGGACGCAGTGAAACGCATCTCGGGTTCGCGCGTGCAGTTGCCAACAATAACAACAGATGTATCGCTCATTTTTACCTTTCAATCAAAGGAAGGAATAACGCCATTCAGGCCAACAGTCACCGGCATGCGCCAGCCTGCCATACCCCCCAAAGGACCCAAGGTGCGAACTTCTTGATATTGAACCAGTTCGCAACCAACGACCCTAGAAAGGTTCTCCTGAATGCCGTTCACGAGGCACCAAGCATCGATGTGAAGCATTTTAACAGCATCCTGAATGGTTTCAAGGGATGGTGGGATATGCGTTCCAATCGGCCAGCAACGCCAAATATCAATAAAGAAAGTCACAACCAATTGGGTTTGACCTGCGTCATTGCGGCCAACCTGCCTTGTTTGAATCACATCATGCCAAAGCGAAAGAACCCCGCCATCGCAGAACTCCACAACTGGTTGACCATGATGCACATAACGCACATCAGGAAGATCAATCCCAGTTCTCGTTGGATCCAAAGCATCTTCCGCCAAAACAAGAAGATCTTCAGCCAAACGCCACAAATAGTCTGGAGCCATAAAAGGATTCTACCTAAAAATGCCGTCTCTGGATTGCTCTAGAGCATCAGCCCATGCTTTGTCAGTAACATTATTCGACCACCAACCCAAATTTTTGCTGAATCCAGTGCCCGGGTGAATGACAAAAGGTTCACGACGAATCTTTCCCTTTCTATCAACAAACAAAAGGTATTCTTCCCCGGGTTCAAAAGTTTTTTCTGCGGTCCACTGCCCCTTTTTATTTCTCACCGTAGAACCCCTACCTCGGCGATCCCTTGTGGTGCTGCCAGCAGAAATGCGATAGAAAGAATCCGTGGCTTTATCGCTCCACAAAGCCTGAGGAGCAGAAAAACCTAACTTTGAACGAACCACACCATCAGAATCGAGATATGGGGAAACCGCAACCATGGTTTCATTCAATTTAGGGAAACGACGAGGGCGATCCAATGGATCCTCCTTGCCGCTGGGAACAGCCTCCTCAACATTTTTGCGAATGATCGCAAAAGCCTCCGTCGCCCTATTTAAAGCGGCGCGCTCCAAAAGACGTTTAGCGTCCTCAACCTTTGCCACAGAACCGATTCACCCCACGCAACGGATACGCGTAATAATCAACACCCAAACGGGCAGCAGACATAGGGGGCCTACAAGACGCATCAGGAACATTTCTACCTGAAACCATCATAGAACGCTTGCGGCGACCCTTGGGATTAACGGCCCTGATCCAAGCATCCACAGGAGGCAAACCAACCATGCCCCTGAAAATCACGTTCAAAGGATCAACCATGATGGTCGAAATCCCCTGACGGGTCATGTATTGGGTTCGCATGGGCAGAGCGCAATCCAAGTTGCAGAAAGATTTCGCCAACTCTGCCGCGTACAAAGCGCACGACAACTTGCCCGCCTCGGGAGGCTCAATCCCATGAACAATACGAACCTCAAACGTATCAGCAACCGTTACAGGCAAAGAAAGATTCTGGTCGCAAGGCCAATCATTCCCGTCTACACGCACCAAATAACGCTCATCTTGCAACTGATAAGCACTAGGAGAAAGCGTCACACCATCAATTTTGACGTGAAGAACACTCTGAACAGGGAAAAATCCCAACTCAATCTTATTGGTAGGCGTGCAAACACCAGTTGCGGAATCGAACTCCCCCCAAGAAGGAACCCAACCCGGAACCTTAAAAGGAGTAGAAGTATCCTCAGCGCAAGGACGTACAGAAGAAGTCTGAGAACCAGACCACCGCCGTCCCGTCATTTCATACAGGACGGCAGTGGCAATATCAATACCGGCTTGCGCCGCGACATCATTAACGGCCTCAGGAAGAGGGCAGAGAACGTCTTGATAGTCCTCGTCCGTCAAATCCTCAATCGTGATCCACGGTCTTGGTTCGATAGTCATCGAACCTCCTTTTATTTATCAGGAGGCGATGGCAGGAACTTCGATGTAACCACACTGAGCAGCAGGCAGCGTATCGTCAAGGAACCAGCCACCAGCAGTGGTGATACCACCAGCCGACACCACAGGCGTCGGGAAGTCCTGATACGGACCATCAGCGGGCATCTCGCTGTTTTCCTGAGCGTAACCAGTCACAGGAATACGGAGAATGTCGTTCTGGAGGGTCAGGGCACCCATCTGGAAACGAACCGAGGGGAAGAACCAGCGGAAGTAAAGAACGTCGCTGGAAGAACCACCGATGAGCGAAGCGTTCGCCTGCTGGTTGCTGTCCCAAGCCTTCGTCCACAGTTCCATCGCCACACCATTCGGCGGAGTGTCAGTCGAAGAGGGAAGAGAGGCACCAATCGTGACCTCTTCCACGTTGTCGTAGAAGGTGTCAGCGCCAACCAGAAGACCAACCAACTCGGAATCCAACTGGCAGAATTCCATGTCGATGTTGATTCGCTTAAGACGATCCGCATCCTTGAAGGTCTGGCAAAGAGCGCCACAACCGTTCTTAAGAACGAAGTCGTCACCAGCCTCCAACTCCACAGTCAGGTTCGCCTGAACAATGGCATCGGAGATGTAACCGGTATCAAGACCAGCGTCAGGAAGGCCACCAGAGGTCAACTGAGCGACCCGGATTCGACACACCTGAAGTGAACCAACACAATTTGCGGACATTTAAAATACCTCGTATTTCCTTAAATGAATAATAGCAGACTATGAGACACCAGAGCAGTCGGTTTCACACACATCAATTTCAACAGCCAATTGAGCGCAGCCCTTCCAATACGCTGCAACAATTCGCTCCGCCCTCCACTCCACGAGATTCGTATCACGATCCATCGCGGACGTGTAATCATCAGGTGAAGGAAGAACAGTGATTTGTGCGTCACGACGAATCTGAACAGGATCCGTCCCGAAGATGAAAGCGGTGGTGTCAGTACGAGGATCGCCAGCAGGACTCATCCCCGAATAGCCGCTATCCGCAACAACAATATTGTCAAAAGCATCAAGAAGAAAAACGCCTTCCCGACGAATAAGCCCTGCCATGTACCAGAACGAAGCAACATCACGAGTAGCGTGAATCATGCCTCGGCCGGGAAGCGCAAGCGCAAGTTCTCTCTGCAAAGCAATCAGGCCGTAGACGGGTGAATGCAAACCAGAAATAACAGTCGCGTTCCCGTCAGTCAAATACGGGTTAGGCAAACCTGCTTCCTGAGCAACATTGCCTTCCCACAGTTCCTTCGCCATAATCGCCGATTCGGCAAGTTCATACGCTGCCGTGGCACGACCAACAAAATCGCGGCTCCTGAACGTAGCAGGAGAACACTTATCGCCAGCGTAAGCCACGTAAGGGCTGTATTCGATTACCCAGTTCTCAGGAAAATCGTTCTTGGGATCTGGGACAGGAATTTCTTCATCGACGGGAGGGCAGAAGAAATGAGTGCCACCGTATTCGGTGCAACCCATCGCATCAAACGTAATACCAGCAATCCAACGATCGGTATCACGAACCTCTTCCGAAGAGGCAATCAAACTATGGCGGGGGGGAGTGGACCGAGGCCCATCAACCGGAACATACGACATATCAGCCACGATCCACCCTATCCCCTACCTAGTCGATAACCTGCGCTCAGGATGCGCAGAAATCGGAAGCGTCGATCCCAGCAGCAGAAGCGCCGTCAGGACACACCGTGGAAGTGATCCACAGCGACTCAACACCCCGATGGGCGAGACCCTCAAAGGTCTCCACGAACGTCTCGTAATCGTTCGTGCTGTTCAGCGTAGCGTCACGCACGATCCCAAGATCAAGGGTGCCACCATCAAGGAACAGGTGATGGCCCTCGTCGTAGAGACCCCACTGGACGGTGCTGGGGAATGGGTTCAGAGCGCCAGCGCCCTGCGCACCAAACACCTGCGAAGTGCCAGTGGTGGGAGTGTCGTCGTAGAACGTGATGTTCACGCCTGCGACAGCAACCGCGCGACGGAAGATCGACTCGCCCTCAGCCACAAAAGCAGCCTCGCTCTGAAGACCACGCATGAGGTCCACATCGCCAAGGGTGGTGATCCACCGAGGAACCAGCGCACGAAGCACCACGCCCGGGGCACGATGACGGCTCCGGTACGCAGCAGCCGCACGCTTGATCGCCTCAGCGAGATCGCGCGAAGCGCCAAACGACTGGCCAACAGTGACAGCAGTCGAAGCGCCCTTGATCCCGTCAAGGAGCATCGTCTCACCAACACGCGCGTGAGCAGCAAGCGCGAGTTCGTTGAAGTTCGCAACGTTCTCGGGGAACGCCCGCGACCCCATGTTGCCAAAGCGAAGACGCTTCACAATGGCCTGCGTGAGGTACTCAGTGAACTCGGGGCAATCGATGGCCTGCACACCCTTGGTGGCACCATCGGGATCTTCGTCAGTGGCGTTGTCCCACACCGAAATGGCTGCATCAGCGTCAGACGCATCATAGGCAACCGTGATATCGGCAAGCGTGGGGGAAGTCGCAACCCGAAGGCCACCGCGAGTCGCGGCAAACCCGGGAAGCGAATCACGCACCGGACGACCTGCCTCGCTGATCTGCACAAGGCCGTAATCCACATCGGTGGGGGCGCACCAGCCGCCAGAAGCGACGATGCTTTCCGTCCAAGACGAGGGGTTCTGGCCAGCAGCAACAACAGCCTCAATCTTGCCTTCGGTGCTGCTTCCGTCCATCTCCGACAGAACGCGATCCTCGGAGTACTCGGCAGCGATGCGAGCAACACGCACACGGTTGCCATACACCCCAGCGGTACCTGAGTTCCAAGCGTCAGCCATTTCCTTGGCCAGACCCTTGAAGCCATCAATCTCGCCGTTCTGACCCATGATCCGGTAGTTCTTCGCCGGAGCAGCGGGACGTGGACGCGACTTCACTGGAGCAACCTTGGCGATGTCTGCGAGAGCAGGAGCAGCAGCCACAACAGCAGCCTCAACCTCTGCCTCAACAACAGCCTCAGCCTCAGCGATAACCTCAGCGACCTCAGCCTCAGTCGGCTCAGCGGTCTCGGCCTCCACGGTCTCGGCAGGAGCCTCAACCTCGGCAACCACAAGGCGCGCTTCAAGCGCAGCGATCTCGGCAGCAGCGGCCTCGGCCTGAGCAAAACGCTCAGCGGCAGCGACAGCGAGAAGTTCGGTGGTCTCAACGATCACGCGAAGGGTGTCAAGGTCGGTGGCGTCGATGCCCTCAACCTCGCCACCACGAACAGCGGTGAAAAGATCGGTGAGTTCGATGTGAAGGTCACCGATCTGGCCATCGGTCAGATCACCACTCTCCACGGTCTCAAGAATTTCAGTAATGCGAGTCATTGAATTTCAGGTGCTTTCTCGTTTAGCCCTTGTAGGCTTCGCAACAACAAAAGTTATGGCGAGTCCGAGGCCACCTGCTATGCAGGATTGCCTGCTGCAACGCTATGCGTTGTTTAACTCAACAAAAGTGTAACACACATTTTAAAGCGGGTGTGTCAGCCAAAGATGCGGAGTGCTTTGCCTGTTTGCTTGCCCACAATGCGCCTTGCAATGCGAGGAACAACGGTGCCCTTCGACAACGCATTCACGTCTCCAAGAAACTTGGAAAACGCGTAAGCGGATGTTCGGACGTTTGTGATTGAAAGTCCCTTGGCCATTTCTTTATTATCTCACACCTGAACGTAACGGCCGCATCTTGGACAATGGCCTCGCACAACATTTTTTAGCGTTAAATCCCAATCACATGCTTTGCATTTGGTGACAATTGTCACAGGATATTCGGTGGGAAGGGATTTTTCTACAAGAGCCATAGGGCTGACTATCCTAACGGGTTTTAAGGGGACGCGCGCTTGGGTTAGAAGTGTCTAATGTCACAACACACGCAAATTGTCCCAACCGTCACCATCAATGGTGTAAGTAAGAATCCCAGAACGCGACTTTCCGCCTCCCCTGTTCTCCCACCAAACACTCCCACCATCCATCGCTGGACACTGGAAATGGACACGGGGACCGTGGTCCACAACGGAAAGATGATGATAATGCGCAGTAGTCAAATACTCTGCATCACCAATAGGTGACTGCATGAACGCATGATCCTTCCACCAATTCTGCTGCTTTTGCTGAGGAGTGGAACCGCGACCTGCGATATGCCCGTGAGCGAATCCGCACAGTTTGTCATAGATATCAAAAACGACATGAAGGCGATCATCGGGGATGTGGAAATTCACATGCCCAAACGCTTCTGGATTAGTCGCAAGGGTTTCAGCAACCATTTCAAACACTGCAACATCGTCGTTGTCGCTCGGCGTGGTGAACGATTTGCCGTCCTTGCGGTTTTCCCCATGATTTCCGGCAACACCAGAGACAACCAGTGGGATACCCAAACGAGAAAGACCAATAACCAGATCACGAAGAAGCCGTCGAACGACACGAACTTGTTGCCTTCGGTCCAATTCGACCGTAAAAGTTTGTTGGGCATAATGACCGTCGCAGTTTTCTACTAAGTCTCCCATGCCAACAATATAAATCTGTGCAGGTTTAGTTTTGCGTGCGTGTTCAATAATTCTTTGCCAAGAATCCAAGACGCGCAGAACAGTTCCTTCTGTCCCATCTCCATCAGCCTTTCCTATCTGGAGATCTGACGGGCAGATAATAAGCGCCGAATCGGAAAGGGGCTTTACAGATTTGACCGGTTTGTAACGGCTAATGCCAGATAGCAACTCATCGACATCCACTCGTTGCGAAAATCTTCGTTTAAGACGAGCCTTATATTGATAACGCCATTCGCCATCTCCGCCTTCCCAGCGATTGACGTACAAGGTGCCCGGTTCAATTTCCCATTGATCGGGATCCATGTGCCAACCGTTAAGAAGTTCGACCTCATCAGCATCCCTAGAAAAAACTTCTGAGATCGCTGAAGCCTCATTGTCGGACTGGACGACATGAGGTTCCCAACCCGTTGGATAACCAGATCGTTTGCGTCGATTGCCTTCTGGATGTTGAACGCCCTCGTTGGGGGGCAAATACTCGTTAAGAGACGACACTATGGCCCTTCCTCAGAAACCACGAGTCCAACATGGTTTTCGTAATGTGCAGATATTGACCATCAAAATCTTCGTCGTGAAGCCACGCAATCATCTGAGAAGACGAGTGTGTTCTTTTTGTGCGCGCCTCTATCAACTGATCAACAACGTCCTGAGGAAGGAGATCAATTGCAGACTTCTTGTGGCTTGAACCACCCTGCACATCAGCAAGTCGTTTAGGTTTCGACACTTTTATTCCCCTTTACTGTTTACAACCGTAATCAGCACAAGCGAAGTCATAAAAAGCCATATCAGAGAAAAAGTCTGATAGCCCATCGACGACCACGAAAGAGCGGCAAGGAAATTAATGACGAGCAAAATGCTTGCTGTCAGGCGCACGTCCATGGTCCCCACCCTGCTCTTGCGTACAGGTCATAAGCGTAGGCGATATTGGCTTGTGGGTCAAACATGGCGTCCCAAGTCAATCCGCGTTCTTGAAGGTAAGGAATGTGGACTGGATGAATTTGAAAAAGGCCGCGCTCTCCAGCGGATCCAACCGTTGAAGGATTGAATCTGGATTCGCAATAGACAACTGATAGTGCCTTATCGCAATCCCCCGCAAAGGTATCGCAAATCATTTTTTCGATGCCCACCAAATCGGCTGGTGGCGCAACGGGTTCCTCAACAATTGGCTCAGGGGCCGCAGCCATAGTCGTTGGCACCGGAATAACAATTGTTGAAGTGGTGCTAGTAGTGGTACTAGATGTAGTTGTTGTTGAAATAACAGTAGTAGGTGTAGTGGTTGTTGCGTACTCAACGACATTCGCAGGAGATTCCTGCGGGGTCGCACAGGCAACCAAAACAAAAAGGCCCAACACAAAAAATGGGGCGAATGCGACAAACGGCCGCTTTAAAAATTTACTCATAGTGTTCTCCCTTCGGCTTGAAAGCCAAGGGTAACCGCTACTTGTTGATTCGTGCGCCCAACTTCAAAACGGCTTCGTCGGAGAAGCCAAGAATGTCAACAATCGCCTCTAATTTAGCGATTCTTGCCTTCAAAAGATCGTTTGTGACATTCGACTCACCACAGCCGCAATCGTCGTCAATTACGCCAGCAGCAACCAAAGCGACCTGATTGCCTGAAGCAGTAACGCCCGCTTGCACCCCGCGAGGAACCGGGAAACCGGGAACATTTACAGCCAAAGCAGCAACAAGTTCAAGATTGCCCTTCAGGCTTCGCCAGTCACCAGAAAGTGAAGCACCCCTGAATTCGCGAACCTGTTCGGCGTTAATGCCCGGGCGAAGCGCGCCAGCAACCCAAATTCCGTAATCGTCTTCACCACAAACAACGTCTGCAACAGCAAAACCGGTGTGTTCGTAGTGGGCGATAGCAGCAGCAGCCGAAACGCCCGGACGAGTCGAAGCATGTCCAGTACTCATCGTAATCGACCCAACCGCAACATTTTCACCGTTTTCGCAAACAATGTAACCGGTGCGGAAATACGAATAATCGGTTGCGCTACGAGGAGGCATCAAACAAATGTCGCTACGACCCGTATGGCAGGTGTTCCACAGCGCAAGATGCCCATAAACATACCCTTGATCTGAAATGAACAGAGGGGTAGGCGCATCAAGATCAGGGTTTTCAAACCAATCTGAAGGAGGAGCAGTGGGGGCTGACGAAGCAATCAAAGCGTGATACGTCGCGTCGTCAAGGTTTTCGGGGCCACCCCAAATATTCGCGGAGGCCACCTGAACCACTTTGGCTGATTCAATCGCTTGAAACGGGGCGAGTGTCACGGCCCCAATCTTTCCTTCGACGAGATGCATAATCTCTTCGTTGTCGTATTCGATAACTTCGTCACCGACCTCCATGCTGACACCAGTCAAGAAGCCATCACGAACCTCTGCGGCGACCTGACGACCAAAGTCCGTGTTCAGATTGAATGTCGCTGACGCAACAAGAATCGGGCCGGTGCCATCACCTGAAGAAGCATCGATCGAATCGACAGTAACGCCGTCCAGCGACATGACACGCAAGAAGTTATCGATACGGCCTGCACGCTGATTGGGGTCATGATTGACCGTCAACGAAAGAGGCGGGTTACGCCAAGACAACGATCCTAGATCGGCAACACGCCCATCTGAAGTGACTTCGCCTTCAGTGGCAACAACAATAACGGCGCGAGTAGGAAGATCAAAATCGGTGACAACCATAACGTCTTCGTTGTCGTCCTCTTCGTCCTCTTCGTCTTCAACCCCCGGCACGATCTGAGGATCAGACATTTCCTCGTCGTCCTCGTCGTCCTTAGGGCCTTTGTAACCCAGTTCGTTCTCGGCACGCATGGAAACAATTGTAGCCGAAGCCTCACCCTCGCGCTCCAACCTAGCCGCGGTTCGTTCCGCCCAACGCATTGCGCGTTCAGAAACGGGTTTTGTTACGCCGCCACCCCACAAAAGGTGAGCGACCTGACCCGGTGACGGATAATCCTTGTCGCCCCGTTGAGGCGCTGTATCCAAATCAACCATGTGACGGGCGAACCATGCAGCCATACGCTTAGGTTTGTTGTCAGGAAGGTCGCCGTCTTCTACGGCTTGACGGGCCTCACGCACCGTTTGGGGCATCATGCCGTCGCCTGATTGACCTGCCTCATGGTAGGCAAGGCCACGACGAAAGTTGTCACGCATCCATTCAGGAACCCGGGGCATTGTGCTTCAACCATTCCTCGGCGTCTTCTGGGACAGGCATGAAAAGTCCGCGATTGAAACCTGCTGAAAACGCTTCGTCGCTGATGTCGGAAACTTCCTGCTGGAACTGGTTGATCGTAATAACCTTTTTGCGAATCAACGGTGCGATAACAGCAGAAAGCGCGGTAACAAGACCAATAATGGCTGCGATCTGATCGGTTGACCAGTCAATCCAACCAAACGTTTGCGCCAAGCCGATAGCGGCGGCGACAAGGACATTTAGGCTCGCAAAACCGGTAACTACTGGTTCGTTACGCATCGCATAAGAATACCAGATAATTATTATCAATTTTCTGATGTGGCTTGCTGCGCCAAGATGCGAAAAGCGTGGGCGGCTTGTTGTGGAACTACCCCATTACCCAAAAGTTTTAACTGTGCAGTTCTAGAATCAACAATGTCGGTTACCCAACCTTCGGGCAGCCCCATCATCCACTCAACAAACGAAGCGTTCAGTCTTCCGGAGGCATCAACGGCATCTGGAGCGCATCGCCCAACCACGAACTCCCATCGGGCAATCGCTGGTCCGTACTGTCCAAATCGGTCATGACCATCACTACAGCGTTTAAAGGCAGGGTGTTTCGTTTCATCTGCGCAGGACCGCCCGTGTTGGACGCGTCCTGACAGGTAGGAGTCGGCAAAAGATGGGGAATATCCCATAAGTTCCTGCCAAAAGCATTCGCCCCCACATCCGGTGTCGCCCCATGTTTGCTTGCTTGCGCTGTTGGGGTCGGCATGAGACGCATCGCTTCGATTTCCAAACTGCGTCCGTGACCGTTCCCGTTCCCGTGTTTCGCTTTCATTTCTGATGTCCAAGCGTCCCACTGTTCCACAGTTTTGCGGGCACCCATGTCCACCACTGTCGGTGTAGGCAAGACAGAACCAGCGAAGTCTGTTATGAGGCGCTCCGACTTCTGCCGCTGGTAAATGTGTCCATTCCGCAGAGAACCCGTTTTCGGCCAAAGCAGAAACAACTCTGGAAAAAGCATGTCCACCGTTAGCGGTACAAATGCCTGAGACGTTTTCGAGGAGGAGGAATTTGGCTCCAGCCTCGCGACCAATTCTGCAAACATCGTCAATCAACCAGCGTTCGTCTTCCATCCCGAGCCGTTTACCGGCCTGAGACACCGGTTGACATGGGAAACCTGCTGTTACCACATCCACCGAAGGTGGATTCGAAATTTTTGTTAAATCACCTAAACCGACCGATGTCTTGAACCGTGTGGACATGACATGGTTTGCGTGGTTGTCGGTGTCTGAAAACCATGCTAGTTCGGTTTGTGTGCCGATGTGTTGCAAAGCGAGTTCTAACCCGCCGTAGCCTGCGCACAATGCACCAATTTTGATCATGAGGTTGTTGTTAGCAGCACTTCGAACTTGATGGGTTCGTTATCAAAACGGTCCTGAACCCAAACGTCGTCATAGCCTTCTTCAACCCATTCCATCGCCAAATTTAAAGCCTCTGACGCCGACAACAAACAAAGGTTTACTTCTCCGCCACCAACCCAAACAGACCAGTTTTCGTCCTTGCTATGCGAAAACCAATCCTCAACAAACGTGTTTACGCCCAACTTTGCAACCTCCAAAAACAAAAACAACAACACCAACACACTACCAACCCAAACCCCAAACAACAACCCCACCCACCCAGCCAACAACCATGGATAGAACCAGCGAAACCGACATATAAATAATAATTACTTACGGCTCTACTTACGGCTCTTTATTGACCCCCCCAAACTGGGGAGGAGGGAGGTACCCAAAATGGGGAGGTCACAACCAACCTGACCTACCCAAAATGAGTACCACACAATTAACACAAAAATAACAAAACCCAAAAACAGAATCTAACCATAGATTGAAAAAACACCGAACAAAATCCGCAACCATGGATAGAACCAAAAAACGTACAAACAACAAACCATGACGTCCGAATAGGGGCCAGAGGCCCGCGGTCCGAAACCGAGAACGATTCCCAACCCGCGGGCAGGGGTAAGGGGCCAAGTGTGGGGGCATGCCCTGAGAGGGTCCTAGAATGCCCTGTGTCGAGGTTCTGGGGGTCCTGGGGTACTGACCCCTTAGTTGGGGGGTGGATCGCAGTAGGGGGCCTTGTGGGGGCCTTAGAGGGAATCTGAGAAAATGCTTGACTTCCGCGGTGGGATCCCTAGAATGGCCCTTGTCAGGGGCTAGCCACGATGGCGCCGCTGGCCTGAGATCCTTGAAAACCGAGCATGTCGTCTAGTGGGGGCCATGGCCGCACCTACCTACAGAGGAGCAACCATGTCCATTTCCATTACCACTGTCCCGATGTCCATCATGACCGAGCGGGCCGCGTCATCGTCTTTCGATTTCGCGGCGGTCCTAGCGGCGGCCCTTGCGGCCGCGGCGGATTCCCAAGCCATCACTGTGAACACTGATGACGGCGAGGGTTGGGTCACGAGCACGGCCAACGGCCATGTCAGGGGGCTACAGGAGCGCCACGGTCCGGCATTCCTGACGGCGCAAGGCTTGACCGATCAATACGTGGTCAAGGCAGGCGTGACGGGTCAGGGCATGCCTGACGGCCGCAAAGCGGTCAAGGTGGCCCTTGTCCCCAAGCCATAGCACTAGCGGAGAATCTAGAACCTAGAACCTAGTCCCGCGGTCGTGGCCCCCACTAGGCGACATGCTCGACGGCGCCACGCTGCCATCGGGTCCCCGACAGGGGACGCGGTGACGGTACGGCGCGGACCGCTACGGCCGACGGCCGTCAGGCGGGTACCGCGTGCCGCCCAGGTGCCAGAACATATGTTCGACGAACACCCGTTCGACTCCGCCACGGATCGAACACCCGTTCGACGAACACCCGTTCGACGCCGCGCGGCGCGCGGACCGAGGCGGGGAGCGGCCATGGGCGGCCGGCTCCAATGGGCGGAAAGTTTTCGGGTTGGGCTTTGACGGTCCGCGGAAATTTTTTTTTCGGCGAAAACTTTTTGTTCGGGTTGCCCAGTTTTTTGTGTGTGTTGTTTCGGTTATGTGTTTCATGAGTTGTCGAACGGTTTTGTTCGGCTTTGAGAATGGAGCGGTTATGGATAGAGAAGTGCGGTTTTGTTTTCCTATCGGAGATGATGATGTTTCGGTTGGGGGGGAGGTTCGGATCTTTCCTCACGACGCGGATTGCGACGGAATGGTTCGGTTGGAGTTCGTTGACGGTTCTGAGCGGTCTGTGTTGGTACTGACTGACACGGAAGCGAAACGGATTGCTGACGGATTTGATGCGGTGTTTAGCGGTTTGTTGGAATCGCAGTTTTGTGCGGGTGTGTTGATCGTTGAGGCGGGCTGGACATCTAGCGGAGCCAAGCGGGTGTTGTTGTTTTCGGACGATCACGACGAGAGAGTTTGTTTTCGGATTGAGTGCGGGATTATGTTCTCGCATTCTTTGCGGAACATGGCGACACTTATCGGATACTGGGAACAGTTCGGGTAGGTTGCCGTAAGTTTCCATCGGACATGGACGGGGAAACCCCCAGTCGTTACCTGTACGGGTTTCGGCTGGGGGTTTTTTCGTACCCTTTTTGCGCGGACTTTAACGGGGTTTTTGCGGGGCTTTTTCGGAGACCCCCCCTAATGTTTTTTCGGACCCCCGGT